TTAAAAGAAATAACTTTACCCGCTGGAATTGGCTGGTGCATCAGACGCACGTTGCCACGGAAATTATCAAAGGCTTCTCTTGAAGCCTCAGAAAGCAATTTATCTCCTTGACGATCTATATTGTCAAGGGTGGCGAATCCACTAACTACTCTTCTCTCTGCATCGACTTTGGCAATCGGCATAGTGAAGCGCAAACTGTTATCATCGCTTTCGAAGTGTGCCTTAAAAATTTCTTTCATAGTAGTTATTATTATATAATCTTTTGGTTTATTAATTCTGTTGCCTACCGTCGCCTTGTGTTGCACGACCAGTTTCATCTGAGTCTGGTGCATTTGCAGCGCGATCTTGGTCTCTTCTTCTGTTGCCAGTTGCCTGTGCGGTTTGTTCTGCTGCTTGTTGTGCAGTTAAAACTACTGGCGCATCGCCATCTGGTATGCTTGGAAGTTTGAGGCGCGCTCTAACTTCATTTGGAAGAACAGTCTTCATTCTAAGATATCTTTCATCTATCTTAGACTGCGTTTCTTCGTCAGTTAGCGTAAGTTCATTGAATTCAAATCTAAAGATATCTGTTTTCTCGCCAATAATCTTGTTGATTTTCTTTTCAAGGGAGTCTTGTGCTGGACGACAGACTTGCTCCTTAAAGGTTCTGTCTGCCTCTCTCGCTGCTGCTAGGCCAATTCCTTCTGCCGCTCCAACCTTAGATGCTGGTGTTCTATGCACCATAAGTATTTCTGATACGTTGCCTTTTCTGTAGTTAGCAAAAGAAGATTCTTGAACGCCATTCTCAATGGCCTCCATCTTCATCTCAACCTTGCCGTCTGGTGTATCTGAAGGAATCGGAATGACAACCGTTCTATGGTTTTGGCCTCTTAGATTACCTTGGAAGAACTCAAACAATCTTTCCTCTGCTTCGCGCGACATCTTGGCACCTTTAAGCCAGAATACATATCTTGGAACAGCCTTATTCTCAAAGTACTCAAGGTTGAACTTGGACGAGAATTCGTTACCAGCCATAGCATTTTTAGCAGCAACAATTGCTGGTACACCATAGTAAGTATTGGTTGGGGTGTAGTTCTTGATATGAATAATTTCATTTGGACGAGGATCTGTGGTAATTGGATTCTTGGTAGTTGTATCTTGGAAGTTTCTAAAATACACCGCCTTACCAGAAACTATTTGAACATATCCGTCTCTTGTTCTACGAACTCTCATTGTTGGAGATGGAATATGACCTATGTAACCAATTTCTCCATTAGACTTTCTACCAATTTCTATGTATCCATTTCCAGTTGCTTCGGCATCGGTATACACCTTCATCAGTGTGGCAGTAAGAGTGTCGTCATCATTTCTGCTTTCTAGCCAGTCTATTACTCTGGTGCGCGCACGCGCAATATTTCTTCTTAGCCTTGCCAAATCATCTGGATTCTCTGCGTCTTCCATTCGCTGCATAGTTTCTGGAGACGGTAGCAAGTCATATCCAAGACCAACAATATTGGCGACCTTGGCATTAATAGCCGCATAATTAGGAGCGGAAAGTTCATAAATCTTAGCAAGGGCATATTGATTGTATTGTGGCTCAACTACGTCAAATATTCCATATCCAAACTTGTCTGGAATAATCTGCTTTGAGGTTGCCTCGTCGCCAGAATATTGGTTGTCATCTGCCTCAACAATTTGGCCACTAACAGTGACGAGAGCCTTCGCAATCTTTCTCTTAGCATTCCGCTTGAAATTTTGAGACAGTCCAGAAAGTTCTAGCAGATCATCAGATGACTTCTTAAAGTCATCCTGCTCTAGAACAACTGGCTCAGACTTAGTTAAGCCTGGTAGCCTTACTCCATCAACTAAGGCTTCTTCTCGCTCTTGCTGCATCTCTCCACGCTCCTGTATCTCCAAATGTAAGCAGTCCGCTATTCATTCTCTCTAGATCTTCCTGATATTCTTCTTCAGTGACTCTACCGACACCTGCAATAAAGACTGCCTCGCCATCTGGTTGGCCATAATGAGATGCAGCCTTTTTTATTTCTACCATTTTGGTGATATCTCCACGCTCGGCTGGTATGTTAAGAACATTTCTGTCCTCATCAGCAAAGATAGAGCCGTCTGGAAGTCTCCAAACGTATATTCCGTATCTTGATTTGTCCTCTACTACAGATAATTTTGGCTTATTCATACCACAATGTTAGCACATTATGATTATTTTTGGCTAAGATTGGTCCAAGAAGTAGACAATTTTTTCTAATGTTGGCACTTTTGTAAACGATCCACTAGTCTTTAGCCACACGGTATCAATATACTCAAGACCATCTATTACATTTATATAATCTCCATTAGATGTTGTTACAAGGGTGACTCCACCGTTAAGATTTAGTTGATATACAGCATTATCTGAGATACTTAGAACTCTATCTGGAACAACGCTTTCGACGCCATCAAAATACTTTAGGTCTCCTGTTAATTTAACAGCAGGATTGCCAATGTATGAAGAAAGAGAGTCTTCAGTGACAAGACGAACGTCTGATGCGAATCGTAGTTGATCTGAATATGGCTGATATATCGTTCCTGTAACGGACGATGTGTGTCTAGATTCATCTTTATCAAATAGCCTGATTGAACCAGATGCCGATTCTCCAGTAGATATTGCAGCAGACGCACCAGTGAAAGTTATATGTATATTTCTTATGTCTTGTGCGCCTAGACTTGTATCTAGCATATAAAGATTTTGTATATTAAAGTCACACGACCCAGTGTTTCCAAATCTTACTAAAAAGTTGTTAGACGAATCAGTTTCCAGTTTCGGATCAAACGTAAATGCGATGTGCTGCCATTGATTCATTATCACAGACGAAGTGCCTTGAGCAACGCCGTTTAGAAATATAGATGATGAATTAGATACGGCAATTCTATTTGAAGAATTTAGGCTGGCTGAAAAAAGACTTGATGATAGGGCAGAAGAAGAAAATACTTCAAGAATCTTTGTTCTTGTAGAATTCTGATCATTCACCTTAATAAAAAAGCCTATAGTTCCAAGTTGTTTAATCATTTATTTCGCACCTACCAAGTAATATTATAAGCATCTTTCATCCAGTCGGTTATTCTATCTATTTCAGTCTTAGTGTGAGCAGTATTAAATACCAAAACCCCAGAAACGTCTCCGTTTAAGAATCTGCTGGTTCCAGATGGATCTTGTCTATATCCTATCCTCATTGCTGAAGAATAACTTCCTGTTCCAGCATTTCCTGAAACCACAGATGAGTTGACAAAGAATGAACTTGAGTTGTTATTAAAGACTCCAACTAAAATGTTAAAGTTATTATTAATTGACGCTCCTACAAGAACCTGGCCCGCTGCCATTCTAAATGTATTATTTTCAGTGTAGATCGCTGGCGCTGACGCGGAGTGTCCGACAATAGTATTATTGCTATCGAATGCTCTACCGACAACATATACTGTCATTGGCTGGTTAATTGTTACACTAGAAGTAAAATAGTGATTTAATCCATTAAACTTATATGTTGGTCTATCATCAAATAGTTCAAGCGGCTCATACCAAGCAATAGGTGAGCCAGACACCGTTGATCCAGAATATATTGCCATGTTATCCCAATATACTGGATCGCCAGATACTGAAGACCCATTATAGAATCTAAAACTTAACCAATTGGTTCCAGACGGAACCGTCATAGTTACCGAAGCAAAGTATGTGCCTACCTCATTTGGAACTGAGGCAGAAAATGATGACAAGAGTACGCCAAGCGGAGAAGTGCTTGCGGCATACAACCCTATCCTTCTTGCACTAGCAGATGCAACAGATTGGGTTTTCAATAAAGAAATATTTCCGATAACAGTGTATTGCTGACCTGGGAATATAAATCTTTTTGCACTGGATGAGGTTAAGTCATAAAAATATTCAATAAAGGAGTCGGCTGAGGTGCCAGAAGGGACAACCTTTATGGATCGCACTCCGCCCGATGCAGTCTCGGTAGATGACTGTGCAGAAGCATTACTCGTCAAAAAGTCTGTTACGCTACCACTCTCAGATCCATTTGCTTGGTTTACCGTCAGAATATTTAAAGATTGGTATCTGTACTCTGGATTATTGGCAGTAGCCAATACAGATGCTGTTATTGCACTGCCAGACAAACTTGTCCACAATCTATTTGACGCTGATCCATCTGGATGTGGATCTTGTCCAAGTCCATTTGGAAATCTAGAGTCATACCATAGCAATAAATTAGAAGATAGCGTTGGGTCTAAAGATTTGGATGCTGGACTGAACTCAACATCAGCGGTATTTCTATATATGCGTACACCAGATCCATCAGTAAGGTATGTGGTGGGGGTTAAATCTAGTTCTGGCACATAAATTTGTGCGGAGGCAACAGATGCACTATTTATCCTTATTCTGTCTCCAGAATTATCTAGTATCTCAACATACGATCCACTGAACGGATAGGTTTCTATTTTAAAGTATTTTATTATTGGTGCATAGTTTGTTACATCGTCTGCCAAAATATCTATATCAAATTGTATATATTTGTCCGATAGATCTATAAGATTAAGCCACTCTAAACTATTTACTTTCTGTAACTGAACACGCGATCTTATCGCCACGCTAGATGAGTAATTATATAAAGATGCATATATCTTTACCTGAGATGCTGAAATAACATCTGGATATCCAAACTCAAATCTGTTTGCAGATATTATGGCACTGCCAGAGTCTAGGTATTCTCCTAACGCCGCCCCATGAAGAATAAAGTTAGCATTTCCAAAAGATCTATTTCTAAACGACCCCTTTGTTGAGTCATATATTAAAGAATATACTGGCTGCTCGTATTGATCAACTGATACAAAAGTAGATCCAGAAAAATTATCTTTGGTAATTATGAAAGATAGGAATGTTCCATTAAACTGAGCAACATTATTAACGCTAGATATTACAGAAGAGTCGTCATATGTCAGCCCGCTACCTATTCTTATTACAGTATTGTCTGTTGGCGGGAAGTAACTAGATATTGGATCAGCGTCAAAAACGCTACCAGAGAATGATACAAGTGATGCAGTTTGAAGAGTCGATCCAGAAAGACCGAAATAAACAATACTTTGATTTTCAAAATTCATTCCAGTAACTATTGTTGGACTAGAAGTTATGTTGGGTATCCAGAATCTGGCGGAGGATGTTGATACATTGCTCTTAGCAACTAGATAGTATGATCCAGAAAAGTTGGCAAAGTTAAAATCAATGACGCTACTAAACGGTGCCTGCCCATAAGACATTATTGTCTGTGGAAGACCTTCCTGTGGCAGAGTGCCATTAAGCCTCACCTCAACAAAAAATGGGTTCCCTCCCTGACCAAGAAGAGACTGTAGATTTTCTACTTCCAAATATGTTCCATATGTATCGCCAGCAGATGATGTAAAGGCGACAACGTTATTTGATGTGTTAATTTTATTATCAAATGAAACTATACTTGGAACATCATATGGTATCGGCCTGATTCCATCCGAAGAATGAATTAAGTTGTCATACTGAGTTAGTGACCATTCCTGAGGCTGATCCCATAGAGCATAAAAAGATTTCCTGCTTGCCTGTGTTGAGAAATTATAAAAGTCTCCACCAAGACTAATGAATATATTTTCATTAACGCTTTTACCAAGCCCGTAAACATAATGAGTTTTTGCTGTGTTGGATCTAATGTTAAATGCATATAACGCAATTGAGTCTACCACGACTGCATAGTCTGAACTTCCATAGAAATCCATATAGTCGTTTGTGGAATGGCTTGTGTCGATTGGCAATGATATATTTGCAAAATTGTTTGTTATTGTTGATACTCCATTTACTATCAACTCTATTCCAGATCTATTCTGATTCATAACAATATGAGTTGGCTCATTAAGTTCTGCCATGCCATATGCAGCCTCTATATATGTAGTAGAAGTTCCGTATCTAAACATTAGATAGTTGTCTTTTAGATAAAGTCCGATATTCGGATTATTTCTTTTTGTTGCTATCCTAACTTCTCTAGAAGGAACTTTGTCACATCTAAGCCAAAACTCTATACATGATTCTCTTTTATCGTACAGTTCAGAAAATCTGCTTAGTAGTGGAATACTGATATTGGGGGTGGCCGAACTAGTTAGTCTTAATGCAGTACCTCCGCCAAAAACAATTGGTATGTTCAGAAGCACTGTGTTGGCTGCACTAATTGAGGCAGCATACTGTGATGCAGAATTGCTATAAAAGTTTATAGGCAATGAAATCGAAGACGACTCATTTATATTCTCAAAGGGCCAGACTATATCTGGTCTATCTTTAAGAATTAATCTGCTATACACACAGCCTCCGCATTATACTTGAGTTATGTCACAAGCCCCTGATACACATGCGAGTTCCTGGCTTCCGGTTGTGCCATCAGATGTTTCATAATACGTTAACCAGTTCCAGTCAAGTGTTTTTGGAGTCTTGTCTAATATCTCATTATACTCCATTTCAGAGATTTCCTGATATGGGGCTTGCTGGTATGTGTGATCAGAATAGGGGAGGAATGAGATTCCTGAAAGTTCATCTATATGTGTGTACACCCAAGCACCAACGTCCATCCATTCATCTTCTTTTACAGACACGGTAATAGATGGCTTGTGCTCCGTCCAATGTCTTTGATATGCCAGCCATAGTTCTAGATGCTGAATGGCTCCGACATCTTTTCTGGTTAAGGCATTGCTAGGCGCTTTAATTGGAAATGTAAATACGGTAGTGTCATTTGGCTTCATTACGTCTGGCTCTCCAATAACACCAGCCTCTTTTAGAAATGTTGTAACTGGATCTTTATTGTCTGCACGGATAGTTCTAGCATAAAATTCACTATGCCATGTGTGCATTCCGCTAGAGCAGTTGACTAGTTGAGATACCGTGCCAGATGGCTTAACACATGTAATTGCTGTTGACTGATTAATTCCTAATGCTGATGCATATTCCTTATTTGTTTCAACGGCCTGTAGTCGCATTGCTGTTAGCCATTCCTCAAGTTTATCTAATCCTTGTGAGCCATTAAGAACTGGATGCCCAAGTTGTCCAGTGAGGGATACGCCAAGTAGTCTTTCTTCTTCTGAGTTCTTCTGCCATATCTTACGAAGATACTTAAATCTAGTAAATGTTGACTGTAGAGTTCCAAGAATTGTGGCTATGCGAACCTTGTTGAGTAGGTCTTCTAGTGTGTCGCCTTCTCTAACCACAACCTCTGTCAGATTACAGAACTGGTATGGACGAAGAATAATTTCACTACATGGGTTAGTTCCAAACTCATGTCCTGGTTCACGACGGCCATTCTTTGATGCCACCTTCTGTGCGGCTGCTCTAGAGAATATTCCGCGCTCACCACTCTTAGAATCGTACAAAGACTTCCACTCTGCCATGAAAACTTCCATACTTGGTCTTTTTTCATATACGGCTGAGTTATTGGCGAGTGCTCTTTGAGAATTATATTCCCACCAAGAACCTGCCTTCGCCGCAGCCATGTTACGGTCTTCTAGGTCAGACAGGGAGATCATTGCTGATCTACGCACTCCACCAACAACTACAACCTCTGCGATCTTGCACATAATGTCGTGTGCCTCTAATGGCGTTAACTTACGTCCAGATGCAGATCTTATAGTTTCAACCGTAAACCTGAATAGTCTATCAAGGGGGTCAGGGCCAGATGCCCTGCCACCGAAAGTCTTAAGTCTTGCGCCTGCTGGTCTAACAGCAGACAGATCCCAACTAGGAACCTGTCCTTGATAAAGAAGCGCAATCAACTCTCTAAGGGCCTTTGCCCAACCAGCCTTTGAATCATCGACAACTATGGTTGTTGGTGAAATTTCAAAGTGCTCGTTAATAACGGGAAGTTGATTAACATATTTTGATTCTACTGAATACCCAACTCCTGTTCCACACATAAGAATGTACATCGCTTCATCGAATGACCTAAGTGAATCGACTGGCAGGTAGGAACAGTTGTAGATACAGGTATTATCTCTTTCTAGCGCAGGGCCAGCAGTCATAAGACCGCGCATTGATGGCATAACTTCTGTTCTTAGAATTGCGTTATGAATATCTTGAAAAACTTCTGGAGAGATTGTGAAATTGTTATATTTTTCTAGGCTGTCATAAATATAGTTTATATATCGTCCAACAGTTTCGTGCCAGTCCTCCCTGCGGTTTTCTTCTTCAATCCATCTTGCATATCTTGTCTTGTGAATAACCTGCTGGTACGCTGTAGGCAAGGAAACTGTCATATTGATCTCTCCATCATAAATAAAATACCGCAAAATGCGGTAAGATTTATTGTAGCGTAAACGGCTTTCAAAGTTCAAAAAATCTGCTGTGATATAGTTATCATCATGATAACTATTCAAGAGTTACACAAGTATCACAAACTTTCAGAGATCGGTGTTGCTCCTCCTCTACCCTGTCCAATTGATGAAAACGATGGCAATATGGTTCCTTGGGTAGATCAAGATGGTAACGCATGTTTCTGGTGTTTATCGTGTGACACAAAATCATATTTGGGAATTAATCAGATAGAGAAAATTAGGTCGCTACTTCATCATTAACGAAGATATTTCCATAAAGAAGAGTAGTGACTACTGATGCAGAGTCTTTCATCTGAACATCATATATCCAATTCTTTTTTGCAGAAAGTAGAGCAGACGTTGATGCTGAGAGGGTTACTCTTACTGACCCCGCGCTGGCAGATAGAATATCTGTTGTCATGTCGTATGTGCTTGTAGTGTTCTTTTCCTTAACGGCAGCACTAAAGATTGTTCCAGCGGGAATTGCATAGGCGCTTCCAGAAGCCTTCAAAGCCATATTAAAACGGAGGGTATCGCCCTTCCACAACTTGAATGAAGAAAATGCTGGATTGCTCATCTTTGCACCACTACCTTAAAGTTATTCATGTTTGACTGAGAGCGAATTTCAATAGTATTTGCATCTATTGCATCGTGCTCCACAATCACTGTTTCATTATCTGTATTATACACCATGACTATTGGGTTTTCGTACCCAAGATTGTGTGTTACTGTGTATGTATAAACCCCACTTACTGGTGAGACATATGTTAACGTAACAATGTATGTTAATACGACATCTCCTGAAAGAGAGTTCACAGAACCTACAGCAGAAAAGACTGTGCCAATCTCTATGACTTGTATATTTGGCACAGCCTCTTCAACTGTTATTATATCTATGTCCTGGGAAAAATTAACATCTATAGAGTCGATTTCTGATTGAAGATCTAGTGTTATCTGATCTATTCCATCTACTGAATCTATAGAAATTATGTCAATTGGGGAATCATAGTTGATTGCAATCTGATCTATACCAGAATCAACCTCAACATCAATCTGCGGATCGGACATGTGATTCCAACTTTTCTTCAACTAGTTGCAGTCTTAATTGAATCTTATCAACGGCATCTCTCATACTAGTGCC